GTTTAGAATTATTCGCATTGCGGCGGGCTTTCGATCAATGCGGTATAGGTCTGGCAATCCGCGGCCAGCGTTCCGAATTGTCGCGCGTCATGCCAGCTCAAAAAACCAGCGTCCTCGCAATCGACGATCGATCCGCCTAGCCATGCTGCGAAAGCGTCCGCTTGCGCAATCTCAGTGTCCGCCATGTCGCCGCTATCCCCGTTGATGAAATAGCAAGCCCAATATGACGGCGCCGTTCCTGTCACTGTTTCCAATGCCATTAGTTTGACTCCCGATTAGTGGTTATGAAAAACGTAAAGCGTTCCCTCGTAACGCACGAAAGAAACATCGCCGCCGAGTCGCGCGTCGCGCGCATAGGCCTCAAAGTCGATATAGTTTTTTAGATGTTCCGGAACGCCCTCGAGTCCGCCGGTTTCCTTGAGCCATTCCGCGGCCCAATCCGACTCGCTGTCGGCATTGCCGGCAAACGCTTCGCGCGCTTGCTCTATGGTCCCGTCGGATTCGACGCCATGCTGATACGCCGCTAACAGCTCCCGGTCGTTTTCGTCCAGTTCCAGCCAATCCCACAATTCCGCGGGAACGTTCGACTCCGAATAAAACGAGCGCGGGAATCCTTCAAAGTCTTGAAACATCAATTCCGGATCCGATTCATCAGCATGCAATTTTGCGCAAGCCTCATAAAACGTTTCCCTGTCGCTGAAATTTTCCAGATCCAGCCAAGCGCCTTTGATCGATCCGGAATTATATTTGGCATAGGTGCCAACATAGACTCTTGCCGTATCCATAACGCGTTCCTTTGTTGCGTTGTTGATGGCTGTTATCTAGTACGTATTCCGTACTATGTCAAGCATGACTCAGAAAAATTAGTCGCCAATATATGCATACCAGCGGCCGTTATCGCCTTTGTAGATCATGCCGGAAACCTGACCTTGCTCCGCGGCTTTCTGATACTCCTCATCCGAGTCGAAATGCTCCATTTCCCGGATCCGGCTAGCAATCTCTTGCGTTACCAGCGCGTTCAAGTATGCGTCAGACCATGCCGCCATTTCGTCCGCGGACCATGCTCCGAATCCTTTGAAGTATCGCCGCGCGTTTTCCCGCATGGCCTCATCCGTCAAAAGCAAATGCTTTGCGGCATAGGCTAGCGAATTGTTCCAAGTAATTTTGCCAGCGTCCGGACCTAGCTCCGCCTGACTTCCCGACAATGTCGGCATATCGTCCGAGTCGTCGACCATATGCGTTATGTCAATTTCCATTTGCCTGTTTCCCTCTGTTGCGTTCGATTGCTAGTTAGTACGTTATCCGTACTAAGTCAAGCGAACCGGCAAAAACTTTTTTCGAATCTTTTTCATCTTTTCGCTTGACGTTGTACGGACCGCGTACTAGAACAGCGTCAACGGAAACCAGACGAAAGGCAAAACATGATAACGAAAACATTCGAACCGGTCCGGCCACTCGCCGCGCCAGACAACGGCTCCGCCTTCTATCATGTCGGAGTTTTCGGCCAGCAGCGCGTTCACTATGGCGAAAGCCATTGGCCAAGCCGCGGCTATTGGATGGTCCCCGGAACAACCGGGGACTGACCGGCCGGCGGCGCCGTCCCGCGGGCCCGCCGCGGGGACGCGCACAGGGGACACGCTCCGGGGACGCGCACAGGGGACACGCTCCGGGGAGTCAGTACGCACAGGGGATGGGCTCCGGGGACACGCACAGGGGATACGCACAGGGGACACGCACAGGGGATGGGCTCCGGGGAAGCGCTACGGCGCTGCATCCGGATCGGTCCGCAGCTCCTCACTCGCCTCGAACAGATCAGCCTGCCTGTAATCACGCACGGTCACGACCTCCCAACCGTACCTGGCGCAATACTCCCACACTCGCTGCCCTGACCAGCCTTTCAGGAAGCGCAGGATCGGCGCCGTCGTGACCACCTTGTCATCGATCAGCACGATGCCGGCGACGAATCTGCGGGTGCGGATCTGCACCAGGGTCTCGTTCATGATGGCCCTCAAACGACATCGCAAAAATTAACACGCTAGTCCCTTAGGTTTTTACCGATGCCTCTATGGTTTCGATGATGCCTCCATGGTTTTGGCATGCCTCAATGGTTTCGGGCATGCCTCCATGGTTTCGCGATGCCTCTATGGTTTCGGCATGCCTCCATGGTTTCGTGATGCCTCGATGGTTTTCTTCTGCGTGCCGGCTTTCGATCGCTGGCCTTGCGTCGACCAGAACGCGGCCAGCATCTGCAAGCCAGCGCGCAACGCTTCGATCTCAGTGAAACCGACCGGCGCCAGATCTCGCTCGCAGACCGCTTCGACAACGCGCACGGAAGCCGCACCAGCGTGCCCGAGCGCCACGATGCCGCTCTCGTAGTCCTCGACCTTGCGCGCGTGCCTACGGGCTTCCCTGGCGCCTGACGCCGTATCCGGATCCGGGCTGGTACCGCCCGACGGATCGAGTGCGGCCGTTCGCGGTGCGCGCGGCGCCAGCGTCGCTTGCGCATACTCCTCGACCATCCGGCACCAACGTCGGCCGGCGGCGTACTGCGTCTCGGAGATCCGACCAGCCAGGTACAGCCGCCCGAGCATCGTGCCCCACTCCGCCGGCCGCATGCCGGCGACCGCGGCATCCATCAACCGGCGGGTCTCCGTCGGCGGCGGCAAAGCCTGTTCCCGATGTTGTGCCCGAGCCCGCTGCGGCTTGCCGTTAGCCTCCCGCCGGACCAGGTTCTTACGCTTACCCATCTCAGCCTTCCTCCGTTGCCGTCATCCGCTCGACGTTGACCACGGTCGCCGTCGAGGTGACCAGGAACGGCGCCAGCTGTTCGGCCGCGATCTCCTGGCGCAGCTTCTTGCTGTCGATCCGCTCGGACGTCACCTTCGAGATCCTGGCGACGAACTCATCGCCGACCAGCTCGACCTTGCCGGCGATCAGTTCCGCTTTCAGCTCATCCTCGCGCCGCTTGAGTTCCTTCATCCGCTCCCGGACGTCGGCCAGCTCATCGGGCGGCTTTCGGTTGGTTTGCGTCATGTCAGCCATCCTGTCTCATACGCACCGACCGCACCGGCCTCCCCCTATAGGGATAGGTACCGGTACGGTACGGCTGTAAACTGCCGTCCGTACCTAAAACGTACCGCGGACTTTCGTGAACGTTTTCATCGACTTACTTTCACTTTGTACCGGACCGGACCGGCACCGTACCGGCCCGGTACGAGGCTCAAAATCGTACCGGTAGTATAATGGTAGTGTTTGGTATTTTGGTACCGCTCACTCGTCATCATCGTCGTCCTTATCCTTCGAGTTCCACTTGACGCCAATGACCTTGGAACCCTTCCGGGTCAGCCGATATTTCGAACCCTCGAACCGATAGATCAGCTTGTCCGCCTTGAGCCGCTCGACGATCCGCTGCACCTTGGTCTTGGCCGGCCGGCCATCCGGCCACAGCCACCCCGCCCCCCGCGCGATCGACGCCATCGAGGCCTGCTTGTCGACATGGATCAGGCGCAGCACCGTGCGCGCTTCCTCCTCGGCGACCTTCTCCTTGCGCTCGGCGCCGGCATCGGTGATGGGCACCGCCACCACGCAGCTCATCAGCCGGCCACGGGCGTCCTTGACCTTCTCGCAGGTGGCGCCGCGCAGATCGAAGTTCATCGCCTCGAACTCGGGCCCGCGGAACTTGCCCTGCCAGTGCAGCGACGTCTGCTTGTCGGCCTCCGACCACAGGATCAGGTTGCCGTCGACCTCGTTGACGAATGCCGAGCCGCCCAACGGCAGCAGATTGTCCGGCGCCGCGTTCTTGACGGGATGGCAATTCACCACCACCGCCGGCCGCCCCGGCAGCTTGATCAGCTCGCGCAGCAGCCGCGCAAAGTCGCCCTGCTGGGCGTTGTCGTTGGAGTCCTGGCCGGAGTAATAGGCCGCCGCGGTGTCGACGATCACCAGCACCAGGTCCGGAATCTCGGTTGCTTCCTCGCGGATCTTCGGCAGGCTGGCGGCGATCGGAATCACGCCGTCGATGAAATAGAACGGCACCGTCTCGGGATCGAACTTCTCATGATCGGCCAGCACCAGGTAACGCGCGCGAATGTCGTCGGCGTTCTCGCCGGCCAGGAATAGTACGCTGCCCTGGAACGTCTCGCGGCCATGGAAGGGCAACCCCCTCGCCACCGCCTGCCCGAGATACATCGAGACCGCGGTCTTGCCGTGGTTGGTGCGCGCGGTCAGGCTGTAGAGATAGCTGCGCTGGATTACGCCATCGATCAGGTACTGCGGCGCGTTGAAGCCCTTGATGAATTGCCGCGCCGACAGGATCAGGCCGTGATTGTTCTCGGTCGAGACCTCGACGGCATTATCAAGATACGGCATCGGATCTTCGCCGGCCTTGATGCAGTCGCCGCAATCCCACTTCTCCGGCTTGTCGCCCGGTACCACCACGATCCAGATCTTGCAGCCCATGCTCATCAGCTTGGCCGCCGCGGCGTGCGCGAACTCATGTCCGGCCTTGTCGTTGTCGGGCCAGATGCAGATTTTCTTCATCGCCAGCGGCAGCCAGTTGGTCTTGTCGACCGCATTGGCGCCGCCCATGATCGTCGTTGTCGTCACGCCGAACGCCGCCAGGGCGTCCGCCTTGCCCTCGCCCTCGACCAGCACGACGTTGTCGGCGTTGACGATCTCCGGCCAGTGATACAGCGGACGAACGCCAGATGCCGGCGAGCCGATCATCCATTTCTTTTCGCCGTCGATCTCGCGGAAGCACCAGGGCCGGAACGTTTTCGGTTCATAGCGCGTGACGCCGGCAATCACATTGCCTTCGGCATCGAGATATTTGTAGGTGGCGATCGGAGCGCCGAGCACCTCCTCCTCGGTCTTGGGCTTGGTACCCCATCGCACGCTGTCGGCCAGGATCTTCTGTGCCGGGCTCTGCTCACGGTGCGACCGCCACACGTCCCGCTCGATCGGATCATGGAAATAGTCGGCGGCGATCTCGCGCAATGAACGATCGAAATTCACATTGCCGCTGTAGCCCATATAGCCGCGGTACAGCGCTATAAGATCGCCACCTTCATCGGTGGCGTGATCGAACCATTGCCCTGCCTTGGCGCCGCCCAACTCGATACACAACGATTCTCCGGCCTCACCATAGATGTTGCCGATCCTGGCCTCATGCCGGCTGATGAACGCGCGTCCGGAATACAGCCACATGACGAACCCGCGCACGTCCTCGGCGAGGCGCGCGCGAATGTCCGCCACCTTGACGTCACCACCCGCATGACTTCGCGGAGCGGAATCTGCCTGCTGCGGTGGTGCGTTGTTGAGATCAATAACCATACCTTCTGAAACCGCTCCTATTCGGCCGGTTCGCGTTGGTTGCCACCTTGGTCAGGATCCGCATCGCGATAGCCTTTTGCTTCTCGCTCAGCGCATCGTCGCGGACGTATTTTTGAGTGACGCTCTCCAGGAATCCTTGCTCCCATTCGGTGACCAGATCGCCGTAAGACTCCATCACCTGGCGCAAATGCTGGAGCATTTCATCATCATCACCGGAACCATTCGGTTGCGGATTCGGCTGCGGTTTCGGGTTTGGTTGCGGCCGTGCCTGTTGTTGTTGCCGAGCCCCACCCGCCTGTGCCTGGCACAATTCCGGAATCGTCATCTTGTAGCCGGCCGCCATCTTCGCCAGCATCGCGCTCGCGGTGGCGCGCTCGCCATCGAAATCACTACTCAGCATGCCGAGCAACTTGTCACGTCGTTTCAGATCGTCGTCGCTGATCATGGCCATGTCTCAATGGTTCAAGCTCCAGCAATACGGTGAGTGACTGCACATCTTGCAGCGCCAGTCCGATGGGCCCTTCTCGGTAATGCGTGGCAGCAACTCGCCGGCTTGCGTGGCGCGAATGATCGCCACCGCACGATCGCTGGCCTGCTGTGCAGCCTGCCCGTCGAATGCGATCGTCAGCGCCAGCAAGTGGCAGGTGTTGGCGTTTTCGGCAGTGAACAGCGCCGGGTGCTCATCCAATCCGAGATAGCCCATGTAGAGCTGGCACTGATCGAAATAGACCGGGTACGCCGCGTGCAGACCGTACTTCTCGATTTTCTTCCAGCCGGCGTCGCCGAGACACTTGTGCTCCCACAAGCACGGATAGGTCAGCGTGCGAATCCGCGGACCACCATGGATACGGCCGTCGCAATGGCCCTTGAACAAGCCGCCGACCAT